GCTATAGAAGGGTATTCTCTTATGGATCAACTCCTTTCTGATGTTATCGATCTCTATTTTGAGACTGACGAATTAGAAAGTGACATATTACCTGGAACCACTTATCTAGTACGTATTCGTAGACGACAAGTCACTCTTGACTATGTCTATGCACGTGCACCAGAAGGTTCTGAGGAGTTTAAAGAGAGTCCTTTTCTTACTATGCCTATACTTGCCCAGGTCTTACCAAGCTGCAATGTAATCCCTTTGTCTGAGCCACTTAAGGTTCGGACTATCACTACGGGACCAGCATTACTTTACTATTTGAGTAAACCTCTCCAGATTAAGTTTTGGGAACATTTACAACAGTTCCCACAATTTATTTTAACTGGTGAGCCTCTTCAAGAACATCATTTACATGATATTATTGCACAGGAAAAGTTACTCGAGCAAAAGCTTAAGTTTGACCTACAGTTTGACCAATGGGTTTCTGGCGATTATTCAGCTGCTACAGACAACCTCGATATACACTATACTCTTTTGTGTTTCGATGGTTTTGCAGCTACAGCTAAGACACGCCTCTCCGAAGAATACTTCCGTGCTACTCGCATCGCTCTTGAACCTCATGAGCTTTGTTATAATAGCAATGAAAGTCCTAATTTAATGGATTTTCTTATTGAAAAGAAGATACCTTTCCGGAGGAAACCTGGGGTCTATGATATTGTTATTGACCAAAAGAACGGCCAACTTATGGGTTCACCATTATCGTTCCCTTTCCTTTGCATTATCAACTTGATTGTATATTGGATCTCCTTAGAGGAGTATACGAAGTTAAGTATAAAAGTCCACAGTTTACCCGTTAGGGTGAATGGAGATGACATCTTATTTCGTTCCAATAATAAGTTCTATGCAATTTGGAAGCAGAACGTTGCCCGTGTCTCCTTTTTGTTATCCATGGGTAAGAATTACATCCATCGAAATATACTTACAGTTAATTCTGTTATGTACTATTTCAAATTCAATGGTGTAAAGCCCGGTGAGCCTATGGGCTCTGGACATACATTTGAAGAGATCACCTACTTAAATATCGGTTTGTTGACAGCTCAATCTAAGTCAACTATGCGTGATGTTCACCGCAATTTACCTCTCTCTGAGGTATACCGTATTGTTGTGGGTGGAGCTATGGATCGTCCGCGTGCACATGATAGGTTTTTACATTATAATAAAGCCGCTATTAGTCGTATGACTGATTCCGGTAAGTATAACCTATTTGTTCCAGTACATCTTGGTGGTCTTGGTTTCCCAATTTTCCCTGAGGTTTATTCCTCTAACCGTATCGTTACAAAGAAGATTTTTGATCCTCTTGTTTCTATGTTGGAACCTGCTCGTATTGAGACTGAGCAAGTTCCTTACATTACGGCTAATACTTTTCAGCAACGTTTTGCGACATTTTTATTGTCCAAACAGCTTGAAAAGATGGAGAATGGAGACTTCCCTAAAGAGTACTTTAGTGCACTTGTCAATGACAATGGCAAGGAAGAAATCAATCAACATACTGTTCATCATGGGTTTTATCGTTTAGAATTTGCCCCTTACGGTCCTCTACGTGAGGACCAAAAGGAACATAAACCAAATTCAATTACCCAACATCCTCTTACAGCTCTGAATTTAAAAGCTGGTTATGAGGCTGATTTACAGTATAGATTACCGAGTTCGAGGCTACTGAGAGAGTTTAATGCTTTTAATAAGCATAATCTCGGTATTGCCTCCTCTAAGATTAGGGAGCGAATGTCTATTGATCAACTTTTGTTTGCTGAGCCACTTCGTGTGGTCGAGCAGATTGATCTCTATGAAGACTATGATACTGATGATTCCTTCGACGCTTTTATGCTCGAGAATGCCCATTATCGTCTTTAGACTCGCTTCCTTTTGACCGTAATGTCGTTAAACTAAAGTGGGTCTCTAGTCTAAATACCCAAAACGGTGGTTGATCTCGGTTCTTAATTGATCCTAGCAACCTTAATACTTCCGTGCTAAATCTGCCTACGGGTGGTAAATGCCGACAGACTGCACGGGTATGTGCTTAATAACTAGAGATGTACAGTCGCACTGTGATTGGTGGGGTCCACGAAATCAATCACACAAACATCTTAACCAAGAATGTCGCGATCTAAGAAGGTTGTTGTAGTGAAGAGACAAGTTGTCTCCTCTGCTAAACGACCTAAGAAAGCAAAGTCCTCGAAAAAGCGGGTTCGTCCTGCTAAAGTGAGGCGGAGTCCAGCCATTAGTGCTGCCGGTCTCGCCTTCCAGAAGTGTACACTCGCCCCTGCCGACTTCCAGGACACCGGTTTCGCCGGTATCCCTGACGAGTTCGATGGGCAAGTTGTTAGTAAGAAGCATACCCTGGTGGGTTCGCTTCCTTCTTACACCACTGGTCACGATCTCTATATTGTGCAAATGCCTATCCCAGGTATTGCTTACTTTTACGGAGATCGTGCAGCTGGATCCACGAGCGCGATTACGTTAACTCCAGTCTCATATGATGATTCTGCTACCCTCTTTCCAGCGGGTGGCGAGAGTCAGAATATTGCGGCCTTTCGTCAAGCTTCTAATGTTATCGAATTTGTCCCTACAGTCAACTCTATGACTTGGGGTGGTTCGATAGAAGTTTATAAGGCAAAGGTTCGCTTGACTGAAGCACCTGGCGCTGTTGCCTCTTCTGTTTATCAAGGTTTCAAGTTTCTTGAAGGCCTTGAAGAGGCTATGAATGGTAAGAAACCAAGTTCTGTGTTTGCATTAAAAGATGGATGTTATGTCCCATGCTTTAACTCGGAAGCCACCTATGAGTGGCAAGCTCCTGAGATTGCATTCACTTGGGCTGTCATGAACGCCAACGTTTCCGCTGGTCCTTCTTATGACAGTGCAGTCACCTATACAACTGGTGGCACGCCCAATTTTGTTGGACTTGGTTCCTTTGAAACTTCGATTATAAAGTTTCCTGCCATCATAGCATCTCAAACAGGGTTACTTCGAGCGTGGTCATGTGTTGAGTATCAAGTTAGTAATAGCTCCATACTCTATGACTACACTCATATGTCCCCAACTTATGATCCTATAGCTCTTGCTTTAGTGAAAGCTTTTCACAAGAATTCACCTTCGGCAGTCCCATGGAAAGATAATGCATCTTTCTGGGAGAACTTTAGGAAGTGGGCTGGTTTAGCTTCTGAAGCTGCCTCTTACCTACCCGGTCCCATTGGGATGATCGGGAAAGGTTTTAATAGCATCTTTAAGTCAACCGCCCTAGCTAAGGGACTGTTCTAGTAACAGCCTCATTTTCTCCTACAGCGTATATTGTTATGCAATTCCGCTACAACCCTACCTCTGAGTCCTGTTCGACCGAATTTAATCGACTGAACGAACCGAGAACATGATTCTTGTACTCACGTTGGGGGTTGTATGAACAGCCCAATATATGAAACCGCCTGATCACCGGTTGGATCTGTAGATTTCCTCATGTACGGACCGTACGGGGTAAGACCACTATGTGGCAAAGCCTAGCTTAGAAAAACTAAATTAGCTAGGTCATTCCCAATAAAGTCCCATGAGTACTCTCGAGTTAATGCGGAGTTCGTTCAAGGAAAGAACGAGGTTTGACAACCGAACTACACAAGTAGAAACCCGATGCGACGACTTGGAAATGTCGCCCACCTGCACCAGGGTGGCCTCGGATACTTGTACTGGAGGTGAGCTTCAAGAGAAGCATACAAGTGTCGTCATAAGCATGCGAATGAGCCGTGAAAGTAACAGCGGTTCGCGTTATATTATAGGTTTTGCTGGTTTGGTCACAGCAAGGTCTTCTCTCATACCACACAACGGGTTTCAACGCCGTGTCTTTCAGGTAATAGTCCACCTTTGTAAATGTGTTATGCTTAGCACAGAAAGATAAAATGCTCTTTCAATGTCCCAAGCGGGAC